TTAATGTAATTACGGATGAGAAGAAGAAGGTTGATAAAAAGATGTTTGAGATAGGGGTTTTGGCTCACCGGTTGCAGGAGCAGATTGAGATGAGTTTTAGCCTTACCCGGCAGATTAAACTTGCTACGGTTTATTATTTTGATGAGCAGGAAAATCCCTTAGACTATCAATATCCTTATAATGCTGAGAAGATGCGTTACTGGATGGCAAATAATGATGTAGAGGGTTTTTTTTTGAAACTGCCGGAAGTACTCTTACTGCCCTCTGGACCAGAATTAGTGAAGAATTTCCCGACTTATTTGCAAGGGGAAACAATACAAAGACTCAAAGACCTGACACATATTACTTCCATTATATCATCGGACAATACCGGAATAGATTTGATGAGGGATATTCAGTCTCAGATGGAGATCCTGTACGATATAAATTCATGGTCGAAAGGCCAGTATACGAATACTACTGCCACTACAACCGATGGGTGACAGATAGAAAAAGAGAGATTACCAAGGCCAAGGTACAGGCCGCAAAGAAATAGGTTTAAATTTTCATGATACACAGGTGAAAGAACCTCTGCGATTGCAGGGGTTTTTTTTATTTACCTTTGCGAAAACTGATTTCCAATGGCTACCATAAGTAATAATGAAATAAAGATTAAGTATAGTCTGGATACCACAGACCTGGCGAATGCAACCCAGTTGTTTGACCGTTTAAGTGCCGAGGATAGACAGTTACTTAATGATCTTAAAAGATTACAGACTCAGTTAAATGCTACTGGACAAGCCGGGCAAACGGCAGGGAATAATATTGGTCAGGGCATGAGTAATGCCGGAAAGCAAACACAAAAACTAAAAGATGATTTAATACAGGTTCAAACTCCTATCAGGCAAATAGGAACACTCATAAGTGGTGCATTTGCAATACAAGCAATTTATGCTTTTGGAAAAGAAGCATTAAGAACCGCAGTAAAAATTGAAGGTCTTAAAAAAGCCATTGAATTTACATCAAAATCAACAGAAGCAGGGGCAGCAAATTTTGAGTTTTTGAGAAAAGTAGCCGAAGATCTTGGTTTGCCATTGGAGGCTGCTGCCGAAGGCTTTAGGTCTTTCTCTGCTGCTGCCGGAAGATCTGGTTATACCACAGCAGAGCAGAGAGAAATGTTTTTAAGTCTTTCTGAGGCTATGGCTGCTCTGCAATTAGATGCACAAAGTGCAGGATTAATTTTCTTTGGTTTTGGTCAACTTATGAGCAAAACAAAGGTATCGGCTCAAGAAGTTTATCACCAGATTGGGGAAAGACTACCTATTGCAATGGAAGCGGCTCAGATTGCCGTAGGAAGAATGCAGGGGAAGATGAAGGTAGCCGGAGGTGAGTTTGATGAAATGCTACGAAAAGGGGAACTTATGTCTTCTGAATTTGCCCCTGAGTTTACCAAGGCATTAGGAGAACTGGGAGCAAGTGGCGCATATGTTGAGTCACTTGGTAAAGATGTGAACCGACTTAGTAATGCATGGGATGAATTTCTTACTGTAGTTGGCAATAGTACACCAATTAGGGTAGCTGTTCAGGTATTAACGGATCTATTTGTTCAGGTAGAAGACATTTTGGATTATATACAATATTATGGAGGACTAAATTTTTTAGAAACAGGATTCGGTGATATTCAGGAATATAGAATATTTCAACAAGAATTATTAGATGTATATAATGGCATTCTTGAGAATACAGAATTTACTTTTCAAGATTTAAGAAATATTCAAAAAGAATATAATAAAGCAAGTAAAGAAGAGACTGCCGAAAGTCTGAAAACCAGAAAAGAATTAGAGGAAAAATTTAATCAAGAAAGGGTTAATGTAGTAAAAACATATGAAAGCCAAATAAGAGCAGCGCAATTTAAATTACAGAAGGCACAGGAATCTGGTGATCAAAACCATATTGTTAGGGCGCAAAATAGAATTAAAGCATTAAAGAAAGTAATGACAGAAATTCCCAGTCTTACTCTTTTTGAGCCAAATGAAGAAGATTTAGAAAAGGCAAGAAAGAAAAGGGAGAAAGCCTTGGAGGATGCCTATAAAAAAGAATTGGCAAGAATTGAGGCTTTCCAAAAAGCAAAGGAAGACCTGATAAAGGCTGATATGCAGGATGGCCGTAACCGGGATATTGCGATTGCTAAAAACAATGAGAACTTTAATAAACAACTATATAGTGTTGATTTAAAGTATGCCAAATTAGGTCTTGAGTTAGCAAAGAATAATGGAGTAGAAAGAAATGCAGAGATTAAGCTAAACAGAGCGCAGCAAAAACAAATTGTTGAAGATGCCAATGAAGAAGCCTTAAAAGCAGAAAAGGATTATCTGGAAAAGGCTATGGAGGTTCTTCAGGATCAACAAAGGAAACGAAGGCAAGCAATCCAGACCGATGAGGACAATGAAATTGAGACTTCTATTGATTTCTTTGAAGATAAGATAAAAACCTTAGAGAAAAAATATACAGAAGAATCTTCTAAAGAAGCAATTTCAAAAGATGTTCTGAAAAAACTTGAAGTTGACTATTATGCTGCCAGGAAAAAATTAGTCGAAGAAAATGAAAAAGCCATTGCCGATATTGTGGCTAAGTATAGGCAGAAAGAAAAGGAAGATACTATTTTAAGTAATGCGGAGGTAACCAAGGTATTGATTCAGGCATCTGTTATCAGGGCATCCGTAAAAACAAAAGATGAGGTTAAGTTACTTAAAATAGCAGAGGAGGGTGCATTGTCTGAGATTAAGGTTGAAAGAGATTTAATAAAAGAAAAGATAAAGCTTAATAAAGAAAATACAACTTTATCCATTCAGGATAGAAAAAACAGAAATGCTGAATTAGAGGCTCAGGATATTTTACTTCAGGCCAAGGAACTTCAAATAGCAGATCAGACTCAATTAGAAATTGAGAAAATCAGGATATCCAGATTGCAGGATACCATAAGCAAGGTTTCTGATTTAATGGGTCAGTTTGTAACTCTGTATGAGAATAACCTTAATCGGGAGAAGGAGGCATTAAATATCAGGTATAACGAAGAGGTCAGGCTTGCAGATGGAAATAAACAAAAGCTTGCACAGTTGGCTCAGGATAAAGCAAAGGCAGAATACGAAATTGAGTTAAAACAATTTAAAATGCGTAGAGACCTTGCCATTGCAGATGTAGTTATGAAGACTGCCCCGATTATTGCACAGCAACTGGCAGGGTTTATTACTGCACCTCTTGCTCTTCTTTCTTATGCTGCCCAGGCTGCACAGATAGGAATTATCATGTCTCAGCAACCTCCGGTACCTCCTTATAAAGAAGGAACCAAGGGCAGACCTCACCCTGGTGGTCCTGCTCTGGTGGGTGAAGCCGGTATGGAAAAGGTTATTACCACCGATGGTCAGGTATACTATACACCACCAATGGCAACCTTAATTGATCTCCCCAAGGGCGCACAGGTAATTCCAAACCACAAACTATCCGGTAAAGAATTGTTCTGGGCAAATGCCTTAAATGATGGAAAACCAATATCTCAATCCGGAGGCATTGAGAAAAGATTGGATATGATTGGAGGTATATTGCAGACACTTCCGGTTCATCAGATTAATATGAATGAAAAAGGATTTGAGAAGTTTGTCCGGACACCAAGAAGGACAACAAGAATTTTAAATAACCAGTTCCCGGTAAAACATTAACATATGGCAGGATGGAATTTTTTTCTTGATGGTATTGAAGTAGAAGAACCTATTGGATGGGATGCCGTAGAGTTTACGGCCATCCGGATGGAAAGTCATGGAATTGATCAGCCATTCAGTACTGAGTTAAGGTTTTATAATAAAGGAGCCAGATACATTAAATCTCAGTATGACCAGTACTTTATTAATGCACAGATTGCCGTTACCATTACATCCGATGTAGGTTATAATAATGCACCGTGGCAATTCGATGGTTTTCTGAATTTATCAATCTATGAGGAAGTAAATGTCTGTGACACGGATTCATGGGAGATAACCGTTGGAATAATTGATGACAATTTCCGTGAGCAGTTTAAGGCAAGACAGGAAGTGGAACTTGCTTTGGAGTCAACAACAGATTTAAATAATAATTCCATTGATCCTATTACCTACCGGAATGTCCGCTTGCATAAGCAGGATTTATATCTGGTTGCCAATGGACAAAGTCTTACAGATCAATATAGCTTTTTAAAATATATTCCAATAAATAATCCTCCCTATGACTGGCAATATCCGGATTATGTAAATGTGGTCCCGGTTTTTTGGGGTACCTCTGATTTTGAGGATATATTTGGAACCACTCAGGATACTGTTGGTTCTGCCTTTACAAATACTAATGTTATTTTTGTAAATAATGCATCTACAACAAGGACATTTACATTAAATATTAAAATCAAGGGTGAGTTTACATGGTATCCTTTTACTCAGGGTTTTAATCCGGGAGATACGGCTGATATAGATTTTTACATTAGAACATTTGATAGCAATGCATTTAATGATGCTTTTTATCTTGTCGGTACAACTGCACTAAATACTGCATCTAATCCAGGAACGGTTACTCAATTTGATATTACAAATACAATTACCGTAACAGTTCAGCCAAACTACAGAATGCTTTTGCTAATGTACTGGGGAACCGGAGGGACAATTAAAAGAGAAGTTTCTAATGGGAGTCAATATGAAAAATGGTTGTATCCTAACATAGAAGAAGTATGCGTAAAAATGTCTGAACAGAATTCAGGTGAGTATGCATCATTCTGCAATGGATTAACCATTGAATCATACCTTAAAAGACTGATCTATCTTATGACTGGAAGTAATAACAAATTGCTTTCGGATGTATTTAATGAGTCTCAAAACGGATGCTATTGGAATAATCTTTTAACCAATGGTCTAAAGATAAGAAATGCTCAAACTATTGACCAAATATTAAACGGATGTTCCGATAGTGAAGATCAAACAATTATCAAAACATCATGGAAGAAAACATTTGATAATCTGGACAGAATTTTCTGTCTGGGTTGGGCATTTGAATGGACCGGCACCGAATGGAAAATCCGGGTTGAACCAAGGGAATACTTTTATCAGAATCAGCTAAGTGATACCTTTAATAATGTAGGTCAGGTATTACAAAAAGCAAAGGTAGAATCCTTGGTTAACCAGATTCAGTTAGGGTATCAGGACAATTGGAAAAACATAGCCATATCTGGTGCATGGGCAATACATACGGACAGAAACTACTTTGTTGCCAATCGGGCAATGAATGAAGGTACTTCAGCAAAGCTTGACATACGGAGCGAAATAATAGCAGAAGGATATGCCATAGAATTTAGCCGGAGACTTTCTTTTATTGAGTATGATTCAGGATCATCTGACCGACCAAACGATTACAATACTTTTATAATTTGGTTGAATCGGTATGAAATTGAGATTGAAAATGTTGAGGATACAACCTTTGCGATTCCGGATGAAACTGGTACGGTTACCTTTCTGCCCGGAACGGTATCAATGCCATCCAATTTGATTTTTTATTCTTCTTCTCCTTCCCAGAATTTATATAATATATTCCATACACCGGCCAGGGTAGCCGGAAGATGGTGGAAGGTGTTGGGAATGCATACCTATGGATTAACAAATCCTGTAATGCAATTTCAGGTAGGTCAATATCAGATTACCTATTCTTCTGCAATTAGTGGTTCTCAGGAACCATGCATACAGTTTACTTCTGAGGAAATAATTTCAGAGAGTACGGATATATCCGAAACAATTTTAGATCCGGATCATAACTATTATTTATTCAAACCCATTGAGGTTGAATTTTCTTATCCTCAAAGTCTGTGTGATTTCTTAACTTTGTCTCAGGATGAGCAATACCGGAAAGTAAGGCTCACTTCAGGAAGTTTGATGTTAGAAGGATTTATTCTTAATGCATCGAATCAGCCAGAAGATTCTGCCGGTGGTACAACCAGTTTTAAACTCTTAGTATCCAATTTGGATTCTGCGGTCGGAGGAGCATTTGACACAGGGTTTGATGATGGATATGAAGTTGGAGGATAAAGATGCCAAATGTAAATCGAAGTGCCTTAGATGCACTTACTCTTTCTAATTTTCCAGACAATACATCTCAACTGATTTCCCCTGCGGATCTACGGCAATGGTTGGATGATGCTGTGGATAGCTTTGTCACCCAGAAGGACAAGAGTACCTTAGAAAATGCAATCTATGAGAATCAGGGAAGTGCATTGACAGCATCGGCAAGTATCAATCTTGCAAATGCATCGGGCAACTACCTTCACATCACCGGAGCATTCAATGGTGTCAATTCATTTGGCACTTGCCCGGCAGGGGCAAGGTTTATCCTGGTCTTCGATGGCATCTGCACTCTGACTGA